AGTCGGGACTACCGGGATATCCCCCGGCGCAGCAGGCGTGTAGCCAAGCGCACCTTTGATGCTTGCCGCAGTCACGGTCGCGTCACTGCCGTCCTTGCCGGGCGCACCGGCAGGCCCAGCAGGACCAGCAGGGCCAGCAGGGCCGGTTGCACCTGCATCACCCTTCGCGCCAGTGGCTCCACGAGACGGCTTGCCGGTGTCTGTGCTGCCGATGTACCAGTTGCCATTGCCGCCGATGTGCGGCGTAACGCCGTCCGCACCGGTAGCCCCCGGTTTGCCATCCGCGCCGTCTTTGCCCGGTGCTCCGGTTGCTCCGCGCGATGGCTTGCCGGTATCGGTCGCGCCGAGAAACCAATTTCCGTTTGACCCGATCGTCGGCGTTATGCCGTCCGCACCGGGTTCACCCTTTGTACCTTCAATCACAACAAGCGGCGTGTCAATCGCTGCGTCTACCTCTTCTCCAAGCGCATCGAGGATCTCGGCTTCGATTCTGTCGCTCATTCCATCAGCTCCTCGTCCGTGCAGTCCAGCACTTTGATTTTCGGGTTTTTCTTCGGCTTCAGGATATTGCCCGCGCCCTTGAAGTTGCATGTGATCTCCAGCTCCGCCTGACCCACATCGAGGGACAGCGTGTCTTCCTGCGTCAGCGTCAGCATGAACCGGTCATTTGCGTTGTCATACCGTACCGCGTCCGGCCACGTCTTGCGCACACTGTCGCCAAGTTTGAACGCGATCTCATCCACGTTGCCAATCGGGAATACGTCCATGTCGTTGAACTTCACGCGCACGGGAACGGTCTTTGCCTCGCCGCGTTTGATGTATGCCATTGCTTTTCACCTCATACTTCCCAAGCCCCGGTTACGCCGTGCGCTGCCAGACATATGCCGCCAGATATGGCGGCATATTGTTGTGAGCCGCACCGCCGCCCGCGCCGCTTGTTTTCGCCAACTTTGCAAACCACGTTTTGTCGCTGGTGTAGCCAATGCTCGGCCAGCCGATATAGCCGCTCGGTGCGCTGCTGTCGCCGCCGTCGTTGCCGACATACTCGTCATGGTAGTGGTTTGGCATCTCTTGCGCTGCCAGCGTGTGTGTCGCTTCGCCCCCGGTCGTGCCCGCTTTGTATTTCGTACCTGCCGCCAAGATGAACGTGTCTTTGATCTGCGTCCATGTGCCACCGAACAGCGTTGCCGGGTTGTCGCTGGACGCAGAAAAGTAAAACGCGCCAACCGGGTACACTTTCAGGAAATAGGCATTCAGCACACTGTCCAGAGCGTCACTTGCGAGTTTCTCCGCCGTTACGGCCCCGGCCGCGAGTTTCTCCTCCGTCACGGCTCCGTCAGCGATCTTGTCCTTCGTCACAGCGCGCATCGCGATCTTGTTGCTGGTGACTGCGGCAGTCGCGATTTTCGCCTGAGTTACACTCTCCCCCGCGAGTTTGCTCTCCGTAACAGCGCCGTTGAAAATATGCCGCTCCAGCACGGCGCTCGAGGCGATTTTGCTCGCCGCGACCGCATTATTCGCCAATTCCGGACTACCAATCGTTTCGTTGGCAATCTGGTGATAAGTCACCGCGCCATTCGCGATCTTTTCCGTAGTCACCGCGCCATTCGCGATCTTTTCCGTAGTCACAGCCCCGTCCGCAATGCCGCCCTGCGTCACACCGGCGATCTGCGCCTGCACGTTCTCGATCGCTTCCTGCACGTTGGTTTTGTTCACAGCCTCTGTCGCGACAAAACCGATGCATTTTGCTGCGCTTTCACCGCCGAGCGCAGCGACCAGATCGTTGAGCGCCTTTTTCAGCAGGTTTCCGGCAAGGTCAAACTTTGCTTTCAGAGCCGCGGCGGACAGACCGCCCACGTCGTTCGGCTCGTCGTCCAGTTTGGAGATGATGTTCATGTCCTCGTTGCACGTCGGAAGTGCCATATGTAACCCTCCTATCGCACATATCCCGTGAACCGCACGCGGATGTCGGCGCTTGTGACCGTCGCCGTCGTGTCCGCATCGTCGTTTGTCAGGATGAGCTTGTAGTATGTAAATTTCTTTGCTTTCAGTTTCAGCCGCGTCATATACGGGCGCTTGTTCGTGTTGAACGACCAGTGCGCAAAATTTGCGTGGTCAAATGCGGCACTGTTGCGGAAAACCAGCTTTTTCGAGAAGTCCGCTTTCCGGTCTGTCATGACCGTCACGGTCATCGACCCGGCGTGCGTCGGCACGAGACCGATCCACAGCATGGCGGAGTATTTGCGCATGAAATCCGCGCCGAAGTGCATGTTGCCGCTCTCCCATCGCGCGTCGATCGCTTCGCCGCAGTCGCTGCGGAACGCATCCGAAATCTCGACGAGCACATTTTCACGTGCGCCGAGCAGTCTCCCGTATGAGCGGTAAAAGTGCTTGACAGGGAAGTTCGTGTACAGATACCACACATTGAGCCCGTAGTTGTGCACAACGGCCATGTCCCCATATACGCAGTACCATTCCTTGCGGTCGTTGTCGTCCCAGCAGTACGCCTGCCGGAGATCGAAACTCTGCAGCGTTTTCCATACGCGGTCGGAAATGCGTTTCGCCTGCCGCTCGTCAATCGTCAGGTTGCTGGAGTAGCTGCTGTTGTTTTTCCATGTGTAGACGCTCTCCCCGAACAGGGTATAGGGGCTGTTGTCCACAAGCCGCACCTGCCCGGGAACAATGTTGCCGATGGCCTTGTTTACTTGTGTCCAGTAAAACGCGGGGAGGATTTTGCCCTCTGCATTCGTCACCGTGCCGTACTGCACGGAGTATGCGCTATCTTCTTTGAACGCCAGCAGTCGGGAGTAGTGGCGGATCATCGCCGTGATCGGCGTGTTCTCGTCGCCGATGTCCAGCACGTTCATGTCCGGGAAGTATTCTGCGGTCGGGTTGCCGTCGATGTCCAGCCCGGAGTACAGCGCCTTGTTGCTTCCGTCACCGTAGAGAAACACGCGGTTGTCCGTCGCGCCGTTGTAAAGCTCTGCAAACTTCATTGCCCTGACCGCGCCGGAATCGTCAGATGCCACGGTGCATTCTACTTCGTACACATCCGCACCGGCAGGGGGCGCGCTCGTGAATGTGATCTTACCTTCTGCAAACGTATAGTCCGTACCGGCTGCCAGCGCTGCGCCTGTTGCCCTGTTTTTCACGCTCACAGACAGCGTTCCGCTTTCCGGGCACACATACACCGTGGACTTTCCGTCCGTAGCAACGCGGTATTTTCGTTTGCTGGACAGCTTGTTGATTTGCTCCAGCTCCGTGCCGCTGCCGTCCGCACCGACGCCCACAAGCACAGTCGGGACGTACCCGGTCACATCGGAGAGCTTGTAGCCGTCAAACACCTTGTACTGCGTACCGTTGAGGATATAGAGCTTTTCCCGGAAACCGAAAAACTCCGTGTGTGCGTCGGCGAGCGTGCCAAGCGCCGAGACCGCCGTAGTGGCTGGAAATCCGATTTTCCACAGCTTCCCGGCCGCGGCCGCTACCTGCACATATTCTCCGCCGACGTAGCCGCACCATGTCCCCTGAATTTCTCCGGGGAACGTATGCACAGCTTTCATACCGGGGCGCTTTCGCAGCGCGCCGTCCTGCGTCACGCTCCAGTTGCGCATTTCGGATGCCTCACCAAGTTTCAGACTTGTGTCGTCGCTGCCAGCCTGATTGATACCGAGCCATTTCTGGATTCCGACGATCTTTTCATTCATGCGCGTCACCAGCTCCCGAACTCGCTATACTCGATGCCGCCGTACACATCCTCGACCGTGCCCATGCTGCACTGCGCGTTTGCCTTGTGCATCGCCACGATCTCGTTGTAGCGCCGCTTGAACCGGTCGGATGCCTCCGGGTTCTCGTCCGTCAGGAGAGCGGAAGCAAGGCCGTATGGCATCGCACCGAGCGCGAGCGTGTTGTCGATCTCCGAGAGCGTGTCGTCGAATTCCTCAACAGGCCGCCAGCCGGAAGCGGTTTTTCCGGCCTTCTTTGTCTCTGAAAACGGGTACAGCTCCGCAATCATTGTGTTGATGATCGACACGGCGCGGTATTTATATTCGTCCGTGTCCGTCGTTTGCGGTTTCCCGCTATCGCTCAGCTCGTCCATGATGGACATTGCAGCGTCAAACACATCGCTGACTTCTGCCATGAAATCACCTCGTTATCTGAAAATAGGCGGCGGGAAATCCCGCCGCCTTATCCGTTGCCTCAGGCGGTAGCCGTCATAATGCCGGAATCGAGCGCGCCGGTCTTGCTGGCGTAAGCCTTGACCTCCGTGCCTGCGGCAATGCCGGTCGGCTTCGCGCTGGCGCTGTAGGTCTTCGCCGTGGAGGAAGTCTTCGGGTTGCTGCCGTCGGTGGTGTACTTGATGGTCTCACCGTCACCGGCAGTCAGCGTCAGCGTGCCGCCGGAGACAGACATCGTCGGGGTCGTGCTGCCCGCGGTCGCGTGCACGCCGATGGCGTATGCCTTCTTGTCAAGCACGAAGCTGTCGAACATCACGCGGTACTCCGCCACATCGCCGTCGATGCCGAGCGGATTCTTCTGGATGCGCATGGTCTGGTTCTTCACCGGGTCGACGCTCGCGCCCTTGCGGAAGATCACGAAGTTGACGCCTGCGGGCAGATAGCTGTCCGGGATGGCGTACACGTCGTTGCCGTCGAGCTTGCCCAGAGAGCCGTTTGCGACGGCGTCCTTGCCCAGCACGTCAATGCCGACGATGTAGTCCGACAGCTTGCACTTGGCGAACAGCGTGTGGCCAATGAAGATTGCGCGGTTATCGGTCGGCACAAGATGGTTGGACATCTCCGCACCCATGTTGACAATGGCGTCGATCGCGGTCTTGCCGGTCAGCGCCGTCGCGTTGACGGTCACAACACCAGCGCCGCCGACCCACTTCTGCAGGCGGTACTTGTCGATGCTCGGAGTGACCTTGCCGTCCCACGTCGCCTTCATGCGCGCGTTGCACTGCTTGACGTTAAACTGTTCGGCAGCGTTGCCCGCGTCGATCGAGAACGTGCCGCCCTTGTCCTGCGTCATGCGCATGGTCTGCACGGTGTCGCCCAGCTCTTTGATCGTGCCGAAGCGGTTGGAGCCGCTGCGGGTGTAGTCGCCGAAGTCGCCCTCGTCGGAGCTGTACACGTTGATCGCGTTCACGCCGACAAAGTCGTAATCCTTACCGGCAAACGCGTCGGTAACGCTCTTCTGGTGGAAACGTTCGTCGAGCTTGGTGCTGTATTTGTCAAAAACATTGATTGCCATTATGTAATTACCTCACTTAAAAATTCAGAATTTCAGGCGGAGGCAAGCCCTATGTTCACGTGGTCAGTTGCCGTCGTACCACAGCGCGTCAAACGCTTCGTCGCTGCCGGTCTTCCCGGCACTGCTCTGGCTACCGGTGCTTCTCGCGGCGTTCGCCGCGTTCCGGTCGCGCGTCTCCTGTTCGGATTTCATGCGCGCGATTTCTGCCTCCAGCTCCTTGTTGCGTTCTCTTGCGTAGGCCGAAACCAGCGTTTCACCGCGGTTAAAGGCTTCCCACACGCCGTTCGGAATGGATGCCGGGTCAACGTCGGGATAGGCTTGTGCAAATGCGTCAAAGCACTCGCCGCGCCATTTCTCGTTCGCTGCCTGCTGCTCCTGCTCCTGCTTCTGGGGTGCCAGTGCTGCCCGTTCCTGATCGAGCGCGCGGCGCTCTCTGTCGAGCTTTACACGCTCGAGCGCCATGCCGTCGTCGTCGATGCCGTATTTGCTCTTGGTAACGGCAATGAGCATGTTTTCCACAAGCTCCTCGACGGTTGTGCCGCTCTGCTTTGCCAGCTCCTGCAGCGCGTTCTCGTGTTCCGTGAGCTGCGCCAGTTGCTGTTTCTGTTCGGACACCTGGGTTTCCAGCTGCGTGTTCTTCTCGGTCACGCGGTCGTAGTCCATTCCCTTCTGGGCGAGCGTTACGACCTCGTCCCGGTTCACATTTTTCGTCTCGCCGAGGTGCTTGAGCTCAAACAGTTGGCCGTCTGTCTGCGTCTGCTGCTCCTCGTTCTCGCCCGGCTGTGCGGCATCTGCATCCTGCCCGCCGTCGTTCTGTTCGATCTCCGGCGCGGCGCCGCTGCTCTGCGTCTCCGTGTCCGGCGCGCCCTGCGCGTCGTCCTCGATGTCAGAAAAACTGTCCGCCGTGATGTCGCTCCAATCGTCTGCGTCCGCCGTAAAGGCGGTGTTCATGTCTTCTGCCATGTCAAAATCCCTTCTCCCGCTATGGTCGGCGGGTGCAGCGCTATGGTTGGCGCCACGTGCTGAAATTTATCCGGTAATGTATTTGCAAGGCGGTTTTCCGCCGAGCGTTCGTTATTCGGCAGTTCCGGTCTGCATGACCTTGCGCTGCAGGTCGCCAAAGCCGCCGCCGCCGCGAATGGGCGTCTTCCGGCCGAGATCGACCAGAGCGCCGGTCTCCGGCGTGCCGCCTGTGCTTTGTTCCTCCGGCTGCATCATCTGCTGCTGTGCCGCCTGCTTGCGCGAGGCGATCAGCTCCTGCCGCTTCGGGATGTAGCCGTCCGGGATGCGCTCAAGGTATTCCTCGATCGTGATCTTGTCCTGCATCAGCAGGTTGTCCAGCGTCTGCACCGACGCCATCTCCGACCAGTACGAGCTTGCGCCGACGTCCAGCTTCAGCGCCATCGGCATATCGTTCAGAATGCCATAGTCGAACAGCACGGTTTCCAGCTCCTCCGGGTCTTTCCCGGCAAATGCGAGAATGTCCGCACCCACGTCCGGCATAGACACCTGCACTTTGCGCTTTCCGTAGTACGCCGCCATGAAGTCAAGATAGATGCGCCCCAGATCCTCGATGGATTTGTAGAGGTTCTGCTTCGTGATCTCTGACGGGATGCTGGCTGCGCGCTGCAGGGCGATAATGGCCGATGTGTTGTCCGGCCGCGTCTCGCCAAGTGCTGCGCTCGTCGCGCCGAGAAACTGCCGCGTATAGTCCACGCTCGTCTGGATAAACTGCGCGATCTGTGGGCTGATCTGTGCCGGGTCGATGATCTTTGCCACGCCGGACACGTCGCCGCCGTTGACGCCGATCGCAGCGCCGACAGCGTTGTTCCACTTCGGAATGCGCGTCTTGTCGTAGACCGTGCGCGGAAACGCGCTCGTCATCAGAGAGATCATGGACATGGCAAACAGCTTGTTGACAAAAATCTGGTTCGGGATCAGCCCGGTCACGAGTGCCTGCCCGTGATAGCTGTCGGGAATGTAGTCCCAGTTGATCCACGTCACCGGGTAGAGCCGCAGCCCCATGTCCCACGGCTCGCGCAGCATGACGCGCCCGGAGACTTCGCATGCCCACACCGTTCCGGTCTTGCGTTCCTTCCACATCCGCAGCAGTACTGTGCTGCGCTCTGAACTGTTTTTGTAGCTGTCAGTGTTGTGGTTCTCGGTGTCCGGTTGGATGTCTCCCCAGCGCGGATTTCCGGCCTCCTGCGCTGCTCTGCGCAGCTCCTTCGTCATTTCTCGTCGCTCGATGAGAATGTAGGGCTGCTTCTGCGGGTCACGGCACGCTGTGTTGCCGAAGCCGACGCGCATATTGTCCACGATCTCCGTGCGGATGCCGCCGCGCAGGCCGAATCCGGCGTCAACCGTGTCGTCCCAAAACGTAAACAGGCAGCTGTCACCGTCCACGGCTGCGTTTCGCATATACTCGCGCACGAGGTTCGGCACGCGGTTGAATTCAAACAGCCTGTCGAATTCCTTGTTGACGATCTCCGCGACGCGCTCCACGTCCTCCGGCGTGCGCTCGCACGCAAGCGGAGTAGCCTGCATCTTGATGTTGTCGGTCGTGATGTTCGCAACCGAAAACAAAACGACCTGTTTCAGGAAGTTGTATACCGGCGTCGGCAGACCCTTCGCGTCCACGCCCTCCCATTGCTTGCCAATGAAGAAGTTCTCGTTTGCGCGCACCGTCTCGTCGAGGTTGACCGCGGTGTTGTAGCCGAGCATTTTCTGGTACTCTGCCTGTACCTGCTCTGGCGTGATCTTCTTGTCGAAATCGTCAGGCATCGCCGTTCACGTCCTTCTTTCCGGCCATCAGGTAGCTGTAGTTCATGAGGTTGGACACGCCGTTGGAGAAATCCTGCGCCATCTGCAGCGCCTGTTCCACCTGTTCAGCGTGGTCTTCGTCGAGCTTGTCCGCTCGCTCGCACAGTGCGGCCGCAGTCTCTTCAAGTGCCTCTACACGCTTTTGTAGCTGCGACACGTCAAGCGACGTATCTGCCAGCATGTCCATCGTCGCGTCCTGAAATGCCCGCAGCTCGTCATCCCAGCGCCGCAGGCTTACCATCGTCAGCACAAAGCACGCCGCGATTACCAGTAGGCCGATCAAACTGATAGTGTTCATGTCTTCCTCCTAATAGCTGATATATCCGGCAGACGGTGCGTCTCCGGTCATGAATTCCTCGTAGCCCTCCTGCGCGTCCTCGTCCTCGTAGATGATCTCCGACGGGTTCGCGTCTCTTGCGTCCGCGCGCATTGTTCTCGATACGCAGTAATAGCGCACGGAATCGACCGTGTGTGTGATCTCGTGCGGCTCTTTGGCGCAGTCGTTCGGATTGCGCTCGTCCGCCTGAATGTCCTCGAGGTCTCCGATCGTCCGTTCGCAGGTCTGGAAAATTACAAGCCCCGGTTTTCCGTCCGGCATATTTGCGAGCGCTTCTTTCACTTGCAGGAAACCCTGCACGCGGTTGTTGCTTGCCCGCACGATGGGCACGCCGCACTGCATGAATACCTCTGCCATCGTCTTGCCGGTGTCCTTCTGGCGCGACCAGATGTCCGGCGGGGCAAAGGTGATCTCGATGTGCTCGTCCGGCATCGTCATGTCGAGGATCTGCTTTGCTGCATCCTGCACGATCAGCCCAGGCTGCACCAACTCGCGGTACATATACGAGCGCCCGTTTTCGTCCACCGCGTACCAGCCGACGGCAAGCATATCCAGACCGTAGTCGAGCGCCCTGTACCGCTTCCAGTGCTTTGGGATCTGGAACGGCTTGCAGGTGTGCGTCGCCTTGCTGAATTCCGGGAAATACGTGCCGCACAGCGCGTCCCAGTCGCCGTAGCGGTGCGCCTTGCGGATGTTCTCCGGCAACTGAGAGAGCGCCTGCAGATAGCCCGGCGAGGATTCAAGCAGGTCTTTGTTGTCCTCGACCGTTGCGAAAATGAAGCTGTAGTCGTCCGGGTTCTCGTTCTCCTCCGGGTTGTCGGAGTCTGTCTTGAAATTTCGGTCGATAAACAGGCGCTTGACCCATCTGTGCCCGACACCGCCGGGGTTACACGTCAAGTAAAAGCGCTTTGGAATCTCGTTGACGCCGCGCAGGCAGCCGCCGAGAAAGCGGAATTCGCGTTCTGTAAACTGCGTAGCCTCGTCCATGAAGATCCAGTCGTATTCCTGGCCTTGGTATTCGCTTTCGGACGTGATGCCGCTCCAGTGGCCGAAATGGATGGTCGAGCCGTTTTGAAAGTACAGCGTGTGCAGTGTTCCGTTGTAGCTTGTCAGCTCTTGCGGGACCATCTTCAGGATCGGTTCGATGTGGTTCGACTGCAGCTCCGGGTATGTCTTTCGCACGATGAGGATGCGGATGCCCGGCCATGTAAACGCGCCGCCTACTGCCTTGATGCGCACTGCGTGCGTCTTGCCGCCGCCTCGCGCGCCGCCGTAGGCCGTGTACATTGTCCGGCTCTGGTAGAACAGCAGCTGTTTCTCGTTCGCGTGCCCCGGATCCCATGTGAAATTTGTCTGCGTGCTTCGCTTCTGCTTCGGCATGGCATCCTCCGTAAATGCAGAAACGGAGCCAACCGCATTCCGCAGTCAGCTCCGTTCAGCTCTTATGCCCGGCCGTTTCCGGGCACGTCGTTATTCTGTTTCTGTTTCCCGAAAGGCGACCTTGCGCTTTACTTCCAACACAAGCACGCCGTCTTTCGTTTGCTTTACCTCGGCAGTATTCCCGCGGCCGATAATGTCCAGAATCGCCCGGAGGAGATTTTCATTTTTCTGCATAGGGCACCTTCACATTGCAGCCCCGGCATTTTTCCGCCACCCGTCAAGGTAAATGACAGGCGCGGCCTTGCTCGCCGGTTGATAGCCCATCCGCACACCGTAGCCGCCGCCGTAGTCCAGCGCAGCCGCAGTGTTAACAAACAATCGTTCAACCGGCTCCGCGCTCCTCGTAGAAGCGTTTGTCCGGAAGAAGCAGTCCTTAAACACGGCAGGGGAGTGCGTGTGCCCGCAAACATAAACGTCTGCGTCAACAATCTGCGCATAGTCCGCAAGCCGGTTGATCTTGCCGCCAATCTTGCGCCCACCGCCGTTGCCGTGGTTGACGTAGATGGAGTACGTTGTCTGCCGTCCCTCGCTCTTGCGCCGGGAGTTTTCACCGAGTGATACGAATACGAGCGCTGCGTCCGGAGCGTACCGGTTGCCCGCGCCCAGCTCGTTTGCGATCAGCCATGTAATGTCGATGCCGTCTGCACGATATGTCCGCTCTTCGTGGTTGCCGGGAACAGCGCACAGGATGCGCCCTTTCAGCGGAGCAAACGTCTTGTTTGCGAGCTGGATCTGCTCCATAGGGGACAGCTGCGTGCTGTAGATGTCTCCGATGCTGCTTCGTGTCGCATTGTCGATCAGGTCGCCCGCAAGGATAACGTAGGCGTTGTCTCTCTCCGCAATGTCCGCCACGCGCTTTTGCACGCCGCGAATATCGCAGTTCGGGTCGGAAAGATGTACGTCCGCAATGACGTGCACTTCGATTTCGTTTTGCTGCTTCGGCAGCTCCACACGGATAACGTGCAAACGCTTCACCTCATTCGTTACACGGCTGTTGCGCGCCTCGCTTATAAACCAATTCCGAGCAGCAGCTCAGCGCGCCAGCCTCCCGCTACAGCAGGAAAGCTGCTTTCTGCCGGTTTTTCACGCTCCGGTCAATCCGGTCGTCTGGTCTTGGCGGCAGCCCCCGGGCTTGCACCGGGCGCGTCCCTCTTAGAAAGCTGCCGTAGAAAGGGAAGCTGCGGCATCCTGACTTGCACAGGATTTCAGCGGAAAGGAGATGAAACGCTTAGGCCACTTGCCGCCGCAGCAGTGTTTACCGTCGCTTCCGACGCTTGATTCCCGGATAGTGCCGGGTTCACATTTGCTCTGCGCCGTCATAGTTTTTTGAAAGTGAGCAACAGGCACAGGAGGCCCGGCCTTTTTCCGGCGCGGAGTGGCCTCGTTCGCAAACGCGAACAGCAAGCACTCAGCCGCAGCGCGTATCCTGCGCCCGCATTCGGCTTGTTGGATTAAGCGTTACTTGAAAGCACTGTCGCCGCCGATCCCGTCTGTCTTGATCGTCAGCTCCTGCGCGTGAACGTCGATCACAGGCTTGTCGATGTACCCGCCGTTTTTCGGTTGCTTGAGCAGGAAGATGATCCCGCCGCTGCCCTTCGGGTTTTCAGCCACCATGCGTGCATAGACCGCTTCCCGGTATGAAACCAGCTTCTCGAGCTGCTCTCCATATCCGTCATATTCCCCGCATTCGTTTGCCCGCCATCGCGCAAGTGTGCGCGGCGCAATGCCGAGATACTTCATCAGCGCATAGTCGTCCATGTACTGTTTCCCGTCCTCGCACTGCATGATAAACTCGTCGATCAGAACGCCAAGCTCTTCGGCGGTTTTGATTTTGCGCGGTCTTGCCATAGAATCACCCCATCACTTATAGTATAGCATCAAACGTCGCAAAAACTAAATGCACAACCCCAGATAATGTATGAAATACCTTTGGAAAGACGTGTACGATTGTAAAGACGTGGAAAACATAGCGGGTTGAGCTTGCGCTGAGCGGGACGATGTTTGGCGGGAAGTCTCAAAAGGCTGTGTGTCGTAACGCATGGGCTGTCGCCTGAGAGCTGCCCCGTTTTTCCGGCACCCCGGGGGGGAGGGGGGGAGGGGGGCACACCCGGAAACGTCGAACGAAATACACACCACACACCAGCGCGCGCCGTGGATGATTGGCCGCGCGCCTGAACACCTAATTGCCATTGACGCATGACACTGCATACACTGCGCATGAACTGAATAAACTACCAGCTTTGCAGAACGGAAACACCGCGGAAACCATGAGTTATTCGGCAAAATGTAGGTTATGCCGAATTTACAAATTGATGAAGCCATTGAAAATACTAGCTTTTTGCGAAACTGCATGAATATGCATAGTATGCAGCACCGAAAACGGTCACGAAAAGTGCATCAGTATGCACCAGATCGCCGCCACAAAACCAGCCACAGCAAGCCCCACAATTTTTTTATCCGATGCCACAACGCGAATTTTGTACGGGATAATGGGATCATATCATCATCATATCATCATCACATCACTGCATCACCGGCACGCAGCCAGAGCAACACCCACGCAAAGAGGGGGGGACTATAGGGGGGGTAATTTACATAGCTAAGTAATAGCTATTACACAGCTATACCGTAGCTATTACATAGCTATGTCATAGCTATTTAAATATCTATTCCATACCCGCGAGACACTCAACGACCAAAGAAAAGAAAAGGAAAGTATAGAGGGAGAGATCGCCCACGCAAAAAATTTTTGCAAAAAGGGCTTGACATACTGCATCGAGTATGCTATCTTGTAAATGCAGCCGGGGAACGGCAGCGAAAGGAGATGATCCCCGCGGCAAGAAAAACCACCACCAGCACGGAAGTAAAACGCCGGTATAATGACCGCGTTTACTGCAAAGTTCAAGCGGAGCTGCCACGCGATACGGTAACGGCATTCAAGGCCAAGTGCAAAGTCAAAGGCATATCGCAAGCAAGCGTTTTACTTGAAGCCATCGAAAACTTTTTAAGGGACTGAACGTCCCTTAAAAATATACATACTCGATTGAGTATGCCATACATGAAAGGAGAACAACTATGAAATACTTTACCAACATCCGCACCCTTGACGAGCTGAAAGCAGCTTACCGCCGTCTCGCCCTGAAGTGCCACCCCGACATGGGCGGCAGCACGGAGATCATGCAGGAGATCAACGCCGAGCATGACGCGCTGTTTGAGCAGCTCAAGCGCCAGCACAACGCCCACGCGGACGAGTACCACCAGACCACCGAGACCGCCGAAGAATTCCGCGAGATCCTCGACGTGTTGCTCGGGCTTCCCGGGCTTACGGTCGAGCTTTGCGGCTCGTGGCTCTGGATCAGCGGCGAGACGCGCCAACACAAGGACGCGCTAAAAGCCGCCGGTTGCCGCTGGAGCTGGGAATAATGGTAACGCCCGGCATCCTGCACAACTTCAGCCCCAATTTTTGTGCATATTTATTTCAAATAAACTCGATGTTTCTGCTGACTTTATATAAACTCTGTTATATATTTAAACCATCAAAAGGGAAAACACGATAGGCCGACAGGCTGGAAAGGACTATATCATGGCAAAAGCAACTGCAACCTGCACCTGCGCCACCTGCGGCGCAATGTTTACGCGCACCAAAATCTGCCGCAATCGCCGCGAGGCGGATGGCTGGGAGGTGTGGGCAGCCGCAAACTTTGATGAGTGCGATGCTTGCTACACTGCGCGCAAGGCATCCGAGCGCGAGGCTGCCGCAGCAGCAGAGACTGAGCTGCCCCTGACGCTGCATATGACCGGCTACCCGTACAAAGACAGCACGCCGGTCGTCCTGTTTTTCGGCGGCGACACCATGCCGCACAAGGATGATATTAAGGCGCTCGGATACCGCTGGGTCTTTGCGGATGACTACATCACCTACGGCTACAGTGTCCAGCGCGGGGAGCAAAAGTGGATCAAGGTCGTCCCTCAGGAGGACGCCTACGACGAGATCAAGCGCGCGAAGGCGCTCGGCGCCGTGATCGACGATAGCATTGTAGATACGGAGTATCTTGCCAAACAAGCCGCCGCCAAGCGCGAGCGCGTCGCGGCCGCTGAGGCATCCGGCATCACGGAGCCGGTCAAACCGGTATGCTACCCGGCCGGCCGCTGGAACGGCAAGGTCTACGGCACGGCGGCTTATGGCTACCGTATCTATGTTGATAACGCTGAGGTGCAGATCAGCGGCGATGACGCCGACGCGCTCAAAAAATACGCCGATGCTCTGGAGGTCTGGCGCAAAGCAGTAAAAGCAAAGGAGTAGCCATCGCAAACCACCAGCCTCCCGGCGATGCCGGGAAACAATCGAAAGGAGAATTTTACCATGAAAAAGATCATCAACAAAAAGCTATACGACACTAGCACGGCGACGTGCATCGCTGAGTACAGCGGCCCGGCGCGCGTGTCGGACTTCAGCTTTTACCGCGAGACGCTGTACCGCAAGCGCACAGGGGAGTATTTTATCCACGGCGATGGCGGCGCGAGGTCGCGCTATGCATCGTATGAGTATGGGCTGATGTCGTGGGGCGAGCAGATCCTCCCACTGACCTACGACACCGCGCGCGATTGGGCCGAACACCACATGGACGCGGACGCCTATCAGGACGAGTTTGGCCCAGCCGCAGAGGACGATTCGCGCACGGTGATGAGTCTTTCCGTTCGCGCCGACACCGCTGATAAGGCGCGCCGCGCCGCGGCCGCGTCAGGCTGCAGCATCTCCGAGTACGTCGAGCATGCGCTGTTGGCGCAGCTTGGAGGAGATACAGATGCGTGACCGAGCACGCGGTTAGCATTTTCGTTAGCATTTCGCTAGCGAAATGCGTCTGCATTATGCGAAAAATAATCGTAAATCCGCGACGTTTTTCGCACCGCAAAGATTTCCGAAAGCGCCGCGAAGCATTGATAAACAAAGAAAAACCAGCAATCTCAATGGATTGCTGGTTTTCTTAATTTGGAGCGGGATACGGGAATCGAACCCGCCTATCCTGCTTGGGAAGCAGGTGTTCTACCAATGAACTAATCCCACAGGTGCAATTATTATAGCACGGCCAAGTGTCGTTTTCAAGTGAAAAATGCAACAGAACTTGACATTTCTCTGCGCGCAACTTATAATATCCATTCGTGACGTTTTTGTTTGTTTGTTGATATAATGGGAGTGACACTATGGCGCAAGAAACCCTTCGCGAAAATAAAATGGGCACGATGCCCGAAAATCGGCTGCTGCTGTCGATGGCAGTGCCGATGATGATCTCCATGCTCGTGCAGGCGCTGTACAACATCGTGGACAGTATCTTTGTCTCGCGCATCTGCGAGGATGCGCTCACGGCGGTGTCCATGGCGTTCCCGCTGCAGAACATCATCATTTCCATCGCTGTCGGCTTCGGTGTCGGCATCAACGCGCTGCTGTCGCGCGCGCTGGGGCAGAAAAACGCCGAGCGCGTCAATCAGGTCGCGGTCAACGGCCTGCTGCTGGCGCTGCTGAGCTATTTGTTCGTGCTCGTCGCCGGCCTGCTCGGCATCCGCGCATATATGCACACGCAGACGGATATTGAGACGATCGTCAATTTCGGCATCACGTATCTGAACATCTGCATTTTGTGCTCGTTCGGCGTTTTCATCGAGATCACCTTCGAGCGCTTTCTGCAGGCGACCGGCCGCACGATCTATTCCATGATCACGCAGCTGGTCGGTGCGATCACGAATATCATCCTCGACCCGATCCTGATTTTCGGCCTGCTCGGCTTCCCGAAGATGGGCATTGCCGGCGCGGCCTGGGCGACGGTGATCGGCCAGTGCCTGGGCGCGGTCGTGGCGGTCATCCTCAATCATTGCAAGAATCCGGAGATCCACCTGCGCCTGCGGCACATCCGCCCGAGCGGCAAGCTCATGGGCGAGATCACGGCCATCAGCATCCCGTCGATCATCATGAGCTGCATCTCATCGCTGACGTGCTTCGTCATGAACCTGATCCTCATCACGTTTTCGTCCACGGCAGTCGCGGTGTTCGGCGTCTATTTCAAGCTCCAGAGCTTTGTGTTCATGCCGGTGTTCGGTTTGAATAACGGCATGGTGCCGATCATTGCCTATAACTATGGCGCGCAGAAGCCGGAGCGTATCCATAAGACGATCCGCCTCGGCATGGTCTACGCCGTCGCGATCATGGTGATCGGTCTGCTCGTATTCCAGCTCATTCCGAAAGAGCTGCTGCTGATGTTTGACGCCTCGGACGCCATGCTGGAGATCGGCGCGCCCGCGCTGCGCATCATGAGTCTGGCGTTCATATTTGCCGGTATCAGCATCGTGGCCGGTTCCTCGTGCCAGGCATTTGGCTACAGCGTCTACAGTATGTTTATCTCCATCGCGCGTCAGATCGTGGTGCTCATCCCGGCGGCGTATCTGCTGTCGCTGAGCGGCGTGCTGCGCAGCATCTGGTTTGCGTTCCCGATCGCGGAGGTCGCCTCGCTGATCCTCTCGCTGTTCTTTTTGCGCACCACGCTCAAAAAGACGGGCATGGCGCTGCCAAAGGCAAAGTAAATATTGCTTGCATATAGGGCGGCGCCATCCGGCGCCGCCCTTTTTCGCGCCTTTGCACCTGCAAAACCGGCCGCGCATAAGATAGTGCGGGCCGAGTGCCC